ATATACCTAGTGTTTTATGTGTCAACTATCCAACATTCAAAAGCATAAGGCTAGGCGTAAATGTACTTGATTGAGAAGCTATTTCCACTGCAATGCCACACATAGGCACGGAAGATGCACCAATACTCATATCAACTGTTGTCGAGTTGTCCGATCTAAACTCAGTATAGATAGCTTCGTTAGGACTTCCTTGAAAGTATTCTGCTGTCTGGGTAAAGCCTGATCCGTTCGTTCCGTTGCCGTTGTTGAGAGGATAACCGAAGCCACCTGCTGTTGCATTATTAACGCTTGAGAAAGCTGCCAGTGTTACTGTAATACTCGATACAGACCCAGCAGGATTAGCTGTAGCGGATTGCACTATGGCAGCACTTCCATTTGTTCCGCCAGTATTGACGCCTGAGTATTGGACAATAGACCATACGCAACCCGTCTGGGTCTGTCCTGCGAAGTCGAAAGTAACAACGCCAGCTGTTGGGGAAGCACCCATTGCTCTAAATAGTGTCAATCGTCTATTTGTTCCGCTATCTACAACAGTTCCAACTTGTACCCAAGTAAGGCCATTGCCTGAAGCTGTTGGAATGTTCGGCGAAGCAACGATACTGTGAACCCAAGCCAGAATCAAAGTATTAGATGCTGGAGATATAGAAAGAGTTTGATAGGATGTTCTATCTACGTTGTCTCCTGATGTTTGTAGGTTGAGGTCTGTGACAGCCATTAGATTTCTTTGCTAAATAGACCCGTAAAATACACGCTAGTATTCGATATATCAGACCCTTGAATAGTGAAAGTCCAGTTGTTGTTTGCATTACTCTGCGGATATGGGACGCTAGGAGAGAAACCTATTGGACCTGTCGAAGCTGGAATAACCATTGTGTGAACGATGCTTCCTGCAGTTGTGTCTCGAATATCTACTGTAACAGATGCTGTTGAGGCATTTGTGCCTGTAATCATTATGCAGTCATGGAATACCCCCGATCCTCCTGAAGCAAGTATTGTTGTCTCTGCTCCAGTGCTCGCCGAAGCATATGCTGTAGCTATAAGTCCTCTGACTTGCAAAGGCCGAGTGATCATTCTTCCAAGAGAATCTGTCCCAATATTAGACCTGTCGCCGTCTGAGTACGCAGTTGGATTTGTTGTTCGTGCGATGCCACCAATCTTCAAAGGATTGCCTCCATTGTCTGCTGTTCTAGCTGGGCTATCTCCTACAGCGAGTGTCGATGTTGCAGAGCCAGATACAGTAAAATTGCCTGTTACCTTGAGTGCGCCCTCTACTTGGTCAATCAGTGAGGCGGTTGAGCCTTTAATATCAACAATAGTGAAGAAATCTCCTTTGCCACCGCTTGCGCTTTGGGCAAATTCCATTGGCTTTCCTAACTGGTCGATCATAATAACTGGCAATGGAGACTTTCGGTCAACATTCGGCATATTCATATCTCCAATAACCCTCATGCTTTCGGGAAACTTCTGCTGTTCTTGCTTGGGGACATTGACGTTAACAGGCGGTGGAGTGTAGTTAACAGTTACCTTAGGCTCAGGAATATGAATCTCAGGCATTTTAACTTCTGGAGCAACTATTTTAATCTCTCGAATAACACTTGCGAGTTCTTCTTTTGAGATACGTGAGTTTTCGGCAAGAGATTTAAGCACGGGTGTAAATGAGTTCATTACCTGAGTAGAGATTTCCTTAACCATATCATTGCGATCTGATTGGAAGTGCTTTGCTTTTGTCTTATCAAGAAACTTTTTGAGTGCATCTTGGACACTTTTTGCATCATTGTTCATATTATTTGGCATCTATTTTAAAACTTGCTAATTCTTCCCGTTCTTTGTCAGAGTATATAAGCGTCACTACAGCGACTTTCTTTCCCTTCAGTGTGAATGTCCATACATCGCTAAAAGTCCCGTCTACGGCGTTTATACGGTGTTTAACAGTGCCTGAATCGTACTTCGGTATGACTGCATCGCTGATTTGCTCAGGAACATTAACTGTGACCTTTGGCTGAGGAACATTGACTGTAACTTTAGGTTCTGGAAGGTTAACTGTTGTTGGAGTAACTGTGATTTGAGGCTGAGGAATCTCAACAGACATAAATCCCTTAGCGATTGCCTCCTCAATGCCGTCTGTTTGTATCTCAGGAATCTTTATTTCAGGAAAGTCTGGGAGCTTTATTTCAGGAATGATTGGCGTTTCAATCTTTGGTATCTGAATTTCTGGTATTTCAGGAGCATCTATCTTTATTTCTTTAATTGCCTTAACAATGTCGTCTGTTAAAGTTTCTCCCATTAGGGCAATAGTACCGACAATTTCTTCATGCCGTTTTTGTTCCTTTAAGTCATGTAGTTTCTCTTTGAGAAATTTGTCTGCTTGTTCAGGTGTCATATTATTGTCCCATTAATTGTCCAATTTGAGCCAAACTATCATTAATGCTTGAAGTTACGCCAGAATCTTGTTGCGGTTGCTGTTGGCTCATTTGAGCCTGAAGCTGAGCCTGCTGTTGCATCTTTTCCTCTTCCTCTTTGATTTCTTTGAGTTCAGCAGCCGAAAGGTCAAGGATTTTAAGCTCACGAGCCTGCAATATCTTTCGGAGGGCTGTGTTGTTAGGGAATTGAGCCATGACAAAGCCAAACTTCTGAATATTCTTGATTTCCTCGCTCTCTTGCTCTGAAGATGAGGCTACAGTAGGCTCGAAACCTGCTTGTGACTTCCAGTCTGAGTTGTAGACAACCTTTTCATACATTTTGCCGTCTGGTCCAGTCTTGTAGAGAGACATCTTATCGAAGCTATTGGCTTGCATGAGCGCGTCCCACTTGACTGCGAGCTGATACCAAGAGCCAGAGTAGAACTTCTGCATAGTCTTAGAGCGTTCCTGTGCCTTACCAACAAGAATTTGCACCTCGCCGAGTGTCTGCACATTAGACTCTGATTGGCCTTTTTCAAGAGCTGTAGCACCTGTAGCACGTTCTACGAGGGTTGTAACGAAGTTAATAGCATTGAATGTTTCATCAAGACCATTAACCTGTACAGGCATGATTGTCTTGTTTGGGTCGCCAGGAGCTGGAAGCATTTTACCTGGACCTGGTTCGTATGTTTGTGGAGCGTAACCTTCTTGAGTAGCGTCAAACCAGTGCATTTGGAAGTTCTGAAGTGTTCTGTTCTCAATTTGCTGTGAGAACCAAATGTTGAGGACTTTGTTAGGCACACGCACCAAGTCTGCCACTGAATCAGGGTATATGTCGTTAGTTTCAGGGTCTTCAGACCACATGACAAACGGCCAAGTCTCTACGCCGATAAGGTCGTAGAGTAGTTCGTCCATGAGTTCAATGCAGTTATCGGCATACACAACGACATGACGCTCAAATTTCTTCTTCTTGTTGTTCCAAATGTTGCAGTAGTGTTCGGTAATGTTTACCAATACATCACCACCTGCAAACATAGCAAAGTTGTCGCTTGTGACGCCCATTGAGCGCAATCGCTCTTGTTTCTTAAGAAATTCTTCTTTGTTCTTGCCTGACTGGACTAGGCCTTTTTCGCTTGCAAGCCACTCTTTGAGCTGATCTTTGCCAGCTTGATCGTATCTATCGTCTACCAATACTTCTCGGAGTGGCTTAAAAATGTTCTGTTGGATAATGAATCGAGCTGTTTCAATGTCGAGTGGGTCAGTGAGCGGATCGTAGATAATGTCATAGACATCTAAAACGTCAATTGAAACGCCTTTCTTGTGTATGTTGAGTTTCTTAGTCGAAAGACCATAGAGCAAGACGTTTTTCTTGTCCAGCACATCAACCCATTCAAGCTGGTTAGTTTTGACGGTCTGATTCCACATTTCGTTATATAAAAGTTCTTTGAGTTCGTCGCCTGATTTCTCTTTCCAAGATACTTCAGGAGAATCATCTACTTTTGAAATGATAGTCTTGATAGTTTCCTTCATCAAAGGAATATTGACCGCTTGGCGCTGTGTGAGGCGGTTTGTCTTTACCTTATTTCGATAGAGTTCATAGTTTTCGTTCCAATCATCGTGCTTGCGAAGCTGGAAGTCGCGAGCTGATTTCTTCTCGCTTGTGAGTTTCGTTAGTTTAGGAGAAAGTTCTGTTGGGTACATTGTAGGTTAGTCATTTGATAATGACCCGCCTAGATGTTTAGGTTAGAGTTGTTTATATAATAGCACTCGGCAATCCTGTGTCAAATTTTCTCTTCCAAATAGTCTCATATTCAATACTATTTATCTGACCGTCTTGATTGTAGTGGGCTGTAGCCGATCCATTCTTCATGTCTAATACCTTAAGAGTTTCGCCTTCTCTCCTACGGCGTTTCTTCTTGCAACGTATCTCTGCTAGTTCGCCTATATCATCGAAGAATAGCTCTGCACTGCCGTTTGATATGTTGAATACCCTTTGTACAAAAAGCTTGTCTATGATTGCCTTGCATCGGAGCACGTCGTCTTCTGAGAGGCCTTCTAGTTGTATTGTAATGAACGATTGCATATTAGTAGGGCATTTCCTTATCGCCGTAGTATGGCATGACGCTTGCTGAGGCTTTTGCCATAAACTTAGGCTTTTTAATAAGTGATACTAGACCATATCTTACTGCGTCCATTGAGTGAGAGAACTCATGCTCTGGTTCATTGAGTATCTTGCCGTCTTTGTCTGTTTTCCATAGGTAGTTTCTGTAGTCTCTGATGAGGTTCACACTTCTTTTAGTCATTGATACTCTCAGCCCTTGAACTAAAGCAATACCATTTCTCACTGAATCTGGTCCTTTCTCTGCTGGGAGGATAGTCAGACCATATTTCTTTATTTCATCTATGGATTTGGGTTCTGCGCTGTCTGCAATGACAATAGCTTTCTCTTGGTTTAAAAGTATGTCTGCAATGGGTTTGTTGAGTAGCCCTTTCTGGTAGCAGATTTCATCTAAGATATATCCACCATTCAGGTAGTAGATAGCAACAATAGCTGTTGGATCGTTTGAATAGCCAAAGTCTAGCCCATATCTATCTAGTCGTGCGTGGTGGTCTATTTCATCAATGATTTGCCAATCTCTATATATTTTTCCCTCTACTTCTCCAAGTTGTCCAAGTCCATACACATTCCACCAACCTTTTCTACCTTGGCGTTGCTCAATTGATTCTACGATACTTTTATCTAAAGCTTCATTATCTTTATAGGTAAGAATAATATGTTCAACGTCATCTCGTTTATGTAATACCTCAGTATAGAACCAAAACTCATTTGTTGGATTCCAGTCAAGATATATACCCTTTTTAGTACGGACTTCTAATTGCTCAAAGGCGTCAAAGGAAACATTGTTTGCCTCGTTGATAAATAGCCAGTCACGTCTTGCACCGCGTAGTTTATCTCCGTTATCAGATGAGAAGAACTCTATTTGGTTTCCTGTTTCAAATGTGTAAATGCTGTCTGTAGCGTTCCATAGTGCATCCTTCCAGTACTTATGAGACTGCATAATGTTCTTGAAGTCACGCATAGCACCACGTTTGAGGTGGGGTATTGATTCAGAGACTATGCTGATCAGTTCTGATGTTGGTAGTTTCTGCTGAGCATAATCAATAAGTATCAAGAGTATTGATATTGTTTTTGATGCTGAAGTACCTCCTTGGATAGCTCTAATTCGTTTCTTCAGTTTCGATACTTTGACTGTCGCTGTTGTTGCGGAGAACATTTAGTATTGGTGTTGGTAAGTCTTTACCCTCTGCTCCTGTTAATTCGTTTCTAGTAGAGTAACCCTCATTCTTTCCTAGAGTAGACGTAACATGCTTTGCTACGTCTGTCTTGATTCTTAGTACTGCGCTATCTACTTTACCTTCATCATCTATAGCATTAATAGTGAGTGCTTCATCTAGTACTTTTTCTGCTTTTCCTAACATATTTAGTCTTCTTAGCTTTTCCAAGAACCAATCAGTTGTCGTGATAATGGCCGCGTAACTCTCCTCATATCCTGCCTTCATAGCAGATTGATACGCATTACCGAAGTATTCTGATTTTGGGTTTATGTAAGATTCCCAACAGAGTTTTTGTCTAGGGTCGAGCTGGTATTGATTTGCTCCGTTAGGATTTGTTGGGTTTGCCACGTTATTAGAGAGTTCTAATATAATCTTTGAGCGATTCTTTGCGCTGAGTGAGAACGGCCATGAGATCAATGATGCCGTCTTCGCCTGGATCGTCTCCATTGGCTGGAATGCCGTTGATTTGGTCGTCTACCATTTGCATCTGAGCTTCGTATTTCTTGACCTCTACCTTAACCTTGTCGAGTTCTTCGGAGAACTGCTGTGCGTCTTTGCCTGTGGCTGTCTTGAGGTAGTCAGTGAGCTTTGCTTCCTGTTCCTTGAATCTGTCTCTTTCTTGGCGGACTTCCTCTCGGAGCTTTTTAGCCTTAATCATCTTGTACTCCTGTTCCCAGATTGCCTTCTCTGTGCCTTCTAGCTTGTCTTTGAAAAATCGCTTTTTGCTTATCATATTAGCTTCTTAAAAAATTATAAAACCTATTAAATATCTTCTCTCCGAATATGTACCGCAGTTTCCGTTGGTACTTATGGGGAAGTCGTCTGAGAGCCCATTTCTTTAAGCTCTTGGGGAGTTTGAGTAATGGAACATCTGCAATACCAAAATTATATAATACTTTGGCTGTTTCGTCACTTATCTTAGCACCTCCGTATGGATTGTTAAAGTGTGTTGAGATGTTTTCGCCGTGCGTTCCTACTAGGAAGCCTCTGCCCTCTAGCTTCTTGAGCTTTAACTCATTGCCAATGTATTCATGGCTCTTGTATGGGCCTGTGTACTTCATGTGGAGGATTGAATCAAAGAATGTTTCACGTGGAAAGTTAATGCAGAAGAATGGCGGATTTGTCTGTGGATTGTATTCCAATAGCTCTTTGGTGTAGTAGTTGCAAAGGTAGCCTTTGGTGTAGGTAACAGCTTGGACGTCGCCCTTTAGTTCTGCTTTCATAGTCTTAATAGCGTCTTTTGTATAGAGGTCATCGCTTGGCACTAACAGCATTGAGATAGTCTCTGATCCAATAGCGTAGTCGAGAAGAGTTGGAAGCGTCATGTGAAGCGAGAGGAGTAGCTTTTGCCTAGCTTCTTCGTCTGGTAGCTTATCGTCCCAGAAGGCAATGCCATGGTAAGTAAAGACGAACTTATAGTTTGGAATGGTAGATAGGTAGCTGTGGAGTTCTTTAACCAAAGGGTTGTTTTCCTCTTGAGGTCGCCAGCTTATCCAATGCACAAAGTCTCTATCTGATTGATTAAGCAAAGACGGAATGACAAACTGCTTGAATATCTTGATTCGATTCCTAAGCCACCTATTGCCTCTAAAGCCACCGTACATGCCTAAACCACTAAAAGGCGTGTACAAAAAGAACGTGTTTTTCATTATTTGATTACGTTAGCTAATATAATATACCCGTGTTCCTCCCAAGGAGTGCCTGGCCAGTACTCTTTGGGAATCTTGACTATTTGGACGTTGTAGCAGCCATATTCCTTGAGGAGTTTTTCATAGTCGTACATGTTGTAGCCTGTCTTTATTCTGTACATGAAGCGCTTCCACCAGCTTGTGCAATGCAGTTCGCATAGGAGAATGTGATTGCGCGAGATGCGAGTGAGTTCGTTCATTACCTTGTGTATTTTCTGTGGGCCAATGTAGATGAGCGAAGCGTCTGACAGCACAACGTCTACTGACTTGTCTGAGAGGAGAAGGTCTTCGGCACTTTCCACATGAAACCTTGCCCCTTTAAATGTTTCCTCAGCTAGTGCAATCGCATCAGGGTTTACGTCACTGCCGCCTAGTTGCTTGCCTTGAAACTCCTTAGTTATCTTGACCAAATTAGGACCGCAAGCACAGCCTACTTCCCAGAGAGAAGTCCAGCCAATGCTTTTGAGTGCTGCAACAATGAGTTGCCTGTGGGGGTGATTCCATGTCGATAGGTATGACTGATTCCAGTCTATTTTCCTGTTAGCCCAGTAGTCTTTGTGTTGTTGAGTTGATTTTATTCTGATGCCCATGGATATTTATTGAGGTTCTTAATGTAATAGTCCCGCGCCTTTGTGTTGGGTTCGGTCTTATTTTTAAGGCTATTTAGTAATTGTATCAGTTCTTCGTTTGATTTATAAGTGTCAATGTGGGGATAAGCTATATAGGAAATCGGATACTGACCCCATAGAACAGACTTGGCTAATATCTCGCTAAAGCCATCGAAATCGAGTGTTCTAAGGCCACATTGCATATGCTTAATTTCCTCGTTCATCTGTTCCTTTGGCACTCTACCATGGACAAAAACATTTGAGTGCTTTGATTCCCACGGGATAGTATTGCCGTATAGGTGGAAGTCTACATTGCACTTGTCAGCTATCATTTCAATCTGCTCCCAGCCATACATAACAAAATTATCTCCCGATACGCTTGCATAGACCTGTGGGCGTTTATTGTGTTTGTAGTTTATCTCGTAGTTCTCTACCTTACCCAAGAAAGACGGGACTATTTTGCTTTCAATGCCAAATGTCATAAGAGCTTCATGCTCTACGCCATTCTCAACATAGCTCTCGCAGTTTTCATTTATCCATTTAGCCAGTGGTTCAGGATCTAGCCTGATTAAACCTTTTTTATCTAGCCAGTAACCGTTAATGAAATGTTTAATATCGCTTCCTGCCCAGAGAATAGCAAGCCTGCTTTTGCGTCGCCATAAATCATAGAAATCTGGTAAACCATAAAGGCCAAAAAATACAGTTGGAGCTGAGAAATCAACATATTCAAGAGTTCCCCATATATTCTCTGGCTCGTCTTCCAGTTTCCCCAGACTTGGAGCTACCCTACATTTCCATTTGTGTGTCATAATGTTGTAAATTTCTTAAAAATAATAACTATGAAAGAATTTGACTGTAAACCCTGCAAGAAATCGACTTGGCATAAAGTGTCATTCAATCGGTTGTCTAATATCGCTGGCATTAGCTATCGTGACCAATTAGTCTGCTTTGACTTGACCTGTGTCGCTTGTGGTAATACGTCTACAAGTCATACTTCTCAAAGTGAGTGGCATAAAATTAACGGATTAAAAATTGCATCATGAACCTGCTGTTCCTCATCATTTCATGGTATGTGAAGCTAATGATTGTTGCTATCGTGCTTATTCTTAGCGCAATTATGAGCCCGTTTATACTGTGGTCGTTTCTCAAGTCCTCCTAATGGGGGACTTTTTTTAGTTTTTAGTGCTAATCTTGCTTTTGATGTGTCTGCCTTGTCATATTTTTTATGACATGACCTACACATTGGCTCCCAATTTTCTCTATTTCGGTTATAAACATTATTTAAATTTGCCCAGTCTAATGCCTGTTTACCGCACTTACATAAATAATTTCTTGCTTTACCCCAATTAACACCAATCCATTCGTGTAGCGATGTATAACCAACATTATCTCCTTTCCATAGTGGGTGTAAGTTTCCTTTTAAAAACTCATTTTTACTATGCGTTCCCTTCTGAAATCCTTTTATTCCTTTTGGCATATTCTATAAAATTAACTAATAATGGATGTGGCTTAGAGATACTACTTTGATATTCGGGATGTGCCTGAGTTGTAAAGAATCCTTCCTGTTTTGGTGGCTCAATGACTACCTCATAGTTGTTCCAGTAGCTCTCGCCGTCATGCAAGCCTATCTTCATTCTTGGCAGTTTCTTGACCACATAAGTACCTTTACCAAACTCCTCGCTGGTTGCATCTTTGATGCCCATAATGTTGCGGGCATATTCAATGGCTGCTAGTTGGTGGCCAAAACAAATGCCCAGAAATGGCACTTTCAGCTCTCTGGCTATCCTAATGCTCTCGATCATTTCCTCTACATTATGAGGGGTGTGCGTACCGCAAATAACCAATCCGTTATAGTTTCGCCAGTTCTTGTCTATTTCAGTAAGAGCTTTCTCTACACTGGTGTTGAAGTCGTTGAGGAGTATCAAAATAGTTTATACAATATATTTTATAATTTTATTATGCTTACGGCTATTACATAATCTACAAAGTGGTTGGATATTTTCTATATTATCTGAACCGCCTTTTGATACTGGAATGATGTGATCTTCTGACAATTTAATTTCAGGTTCTTGTTTACTGCAACAAGGACAAGTCCAGTTATATTGAGCTTTTAGATTTTCCCACTCTGATAAATCGTGAAATCCACCATTCCCTATTTTTTTAATTCTTCTTTGCCGATTGTGCCAAAGATGATTCTCATATCCTCCTTTCCATGCAAAATGTTTTTCACCCTTCATTGAATTTGATACATTTTTTACTCGGCATCTAGCAGAACAGAACCTTGCTTTTTCTTTCAAATAAAGGAACACATTAAACTCACATAAACATTCTTCACAAACTTTTTTAACTTTTCCTTTATAGTCTTTTATAATTCTCTTTGATGCTGCAACTTTAAGTGCCTCAACATGAGATTGAGACAACTTCTTTCCCTTGTTCCAAGATGTCCTTTTCACTTAAATAGCTTTACTAATTTACTAATACGTTCGTAGCCTTTGCTCATGGGATAGTCTTCGTGTTCGTGCTTCCTGTACTTCATGACTTTCTGTTCAATGCCGAGTTCTGGATAGATAGGGGGGTGCTGAAGCTTATCTAGTGCTTCATCTCTAGTCATTTGCCCTGAGTTGATGAGGCTTGAGTAGTGGGCTTTACGCTTATCGATGCCAAACTTTTCAAAGAGGTAATAGTTTTGAAACCACTTTGTCCACACGTTTTCCTCATGTTTTTCCCCTGGGTAAGCATAGCCGAACTTCTCTCCTAATTCTTTGATTGCTTTGTCTCGGTTGTATTCAAAGTAATCTAGCAAGTAGACAGTTTTGATTTTTTTAACCCATTTGTAGTAGTTCCATTTGAGCAGTGAGCAAGTCGGTAAACCTTTCAATCTTTTCCCTGTGAACTTTTTATAGATGTATTTAATATGCTTCAAGTCTCTAGCGTTATAACCCCAAGACGGAGGCATGATTGATTCAGTTGCTACGTTACCACCACTGATGATTGTCTTTATGTTGTATTTGCTTGCTAGCTCAAGAGATACTGCCATGAGTATATGGTCTGTTGGTATCTCAATATTCTTTACACCAGCCTTTAAGAATGCCCCCTGTAGCTCTCTAAAACGCTCAAGGTTAATAGTATACCTATAGAATGGTACTTTCATGCCTTCGACGAGTTTCATGATGTTTTCGTCAGCTATTTCATCGTTCCAGCCATTGTCTACAGAGAAGCAAAGAGGCCGCAGACCTTTCTCGACAATCTTTAGAAGTGCATACGAGCTATCAACACCACCAGATAAACCAATAAGGACATCGTATTTATCTTTTGTCTTTTCAATGGCAAGTGGCTTAAGTTCTATACTGAGTTCTTTTTGTGCTTGGTGGCAAAAGTTACAAACCCCATTCTCGTCGAACGTGATTTCCTTTGCCGATATGTCCATGACACAGCGAGAGCATCTATCTGATGACATAAAAATTATCTATTTTAGTTGCTATTCGTTCTTCGTCTGCGGTCATGAGTTTTTCGTCAAGGGTTTCGCCTGGTCGCATACCGATTATTTCGACCTCTTTTTTCTTTCCTGCTTTTTCTAAAATACTGTGGGCTAATTCAAGAATGTTTACTTGCTTTCCCATGTCAAGAATGAATACTTCCCCGTCTTTCCCTTTTTCTCCTGCCTTAATAACAAGTTCTACCGCCTGCGGGATTGTCATCATGTAGCGTGTCATGTTCGGATCGGTAACAGTAATCTTTTTGCCTTTGTCCATTTGCTTTTGCCATATTGGAATGACTGAACCTCTTGAACCCAACACATTACCGAAACGTACTGCAACAAACTGTTTACCTGCCCTCCTCACAATACCCTCAGCACAGAGTTTTGTAATGCCCATAATACAGTTTGCGTTTACTACTTTGTCGGTAGAAATAAAAACAAACTTTTCAACACACTCCCAACGCTTTGCCTCTTGGACAAGATTGAGTGTGCCGATGATGTTTGTCTGTACCATTTCCTCTGGGTATTCCTCGCCTGGAGTTACATGCTTCAAAGCGGCGGCATGAAAAATTAGCTGTGGTTTAAAGTCTTCAAAGACATCTTTAATCACATCTTTGTCTCGAATATCACCTGTACGGGAATGAACCCAATGACCTTCTTGTTTTAATTCTTCTCGCAAATCGAAAGTACCCGATTCATTTTGGTCTAGTATGAATACTTTATTGTTAAGAGCTAGTTGTCTGACGAGTTCGCTTCCTATTGAGCCAGCTCCGCCTGTCACAAGAATGCGTTTACCCTTTGGCATAGAACTCGTGGATTGATTTAATGATGTAATCTATTTCTTCGTCGGTAATTTCTGGGTAGCACGGAAGTCGTACGGCATCATTTGAGATTGATTCAGTAACAGGGAGATTGAAATGGTCTAAGCCGAGCAGTTTAACTTTGTGGTTTGGTGTCGTTTCTCGAATAAGAAGTTCAATTCCTTTTTCGTCCATAAATTCCTTAAATGCTTCTCGCATATCTCTAACTTTTATTGTGTGGCCGTCAAAAGTCTGGTGGTACTTATCTCCCATGCGGATAATGTACTCTTGGACAACATCACCATCGCCGTAGATCGGTAACTGAATAGGTAGGTCTTTTAGTCCCTCGCTGTATTTTTTAGCTATTTCGCGGCGTCTTGAAAGAAACTCTGGGTAGTATTTAAACTTAACATTGAGGAGGGCGGCTTGAATGTTATCTAAACGTGACTTATATGCCCAGTGAACAACTTCTGGTGTAGGAAAGTCTGCCATGCGGACGGAGGTTTGTGCCATATTCCAATGATTTCGGAGTAGGTACAGCTTTTCTGCATATTCTCGATTGTTCGTGACGATTGAACCTGCATCTCCGTATGCTCCAAGGAGCTTCGGAGTGTTGTGGGAGAAACAGCCAACATCGCCAAATGAACCTGCCATTTTGCCTTTGTAGCTAGAACCGAGAGCTTGGCAAGCATCTTCAATGACAAAGAGATTGTACTTTTTAGCAATAGCCATAATAGCGTCCATGTCACATACCTTGCCGTGGAAGTGGACAGGAATGATAGCTTTAGTTCGTGGTGTAATTGCTTTTTCAATAAGGGAAACGTCTATAAGTTCGTCTTTGCCTACGTCTATGAGGACAGGAGTAGCTCCACAGTGGACAATACACTGAATAGAGGCAATAAATGTGTGGGAAACTGTAATGACTTCATCGCCCTCTTTGATTCCGAGCATCTTACAAGCCAAAAATAGGGCTTCTGTACCGCTACCGACACCAATGCCGTACTTAGTTCCTGTGAACTTTGCCATGTTGTCCTCAAAGTCTGAGACATCTTGTCTGAGGATTAAATCTCCTTTACTAACGCATTTCCAAAAAGCATCTTTGAGTTCTTGCTCGTGCTGTTCGGCAAATCTTGTAAAACTATTTCTAATGAAATTTATCTTATAGTCTGACATATATTGGTTTTTCGCTTTCGTAGCTATTTTTAATAATATCTCTTACTGCTTGCTCTGTTACTGGTACTGACCAATCTAGGCCAATGTTTGTACAGAAATCAGTGTCTTCAGTTTCGTGGGATAGATTGTGAGAAAATCCGAGGAACTTGTATTTTTCAGAACCCTTTACGCCGAGGAGTTTGACGTTTGCCTTATGGTGAACGATGCCGTTTCTAACCATTTCTGCTGGTCTAAATAGGACAAAGTTAATCATTGAATAGACATAAGGTTTCCAGCCGTCTAAAGCGAGAGCTGAGGCTATAACAACACAAGATTGTTCAGTGACACCGAAATTAAAGTATCTTTTAGGAAATTTCCTTTGAAATTCTTCAGTAAAAGAAAATCCAACATCAGGTACGATTAAAACTATCTTGTCATCTTTTTCTGCAAGTTTAATCAATTCTTCAAAAAATACTTTGCGTTTATCCATTTTGTATTTCAGCCTTAGCCTTTAAATACTCGTCTTCTGAGAGGTTCTTGTAGTGGTATAGGTTGTTATTTTCCATAAATGAAACACCTTTTCCCTTAACAGTATTAGCAAATATAACTAATGGGTCTAATGCCCAGCCGTCTTCATAAATAAGGGATTCCTCTATTGCTTTATGGTCATGTCCATTAATGCTTCTCTTATAAAAACCTGTTCCTGGAAAAAATAAACTACCACGTTCATTGCCAAGAATGCTTTGAGTTGTTCCCATTGCTTGGAAACCATTTTGGTCAACTATAATAACAAGATTGTCTAATTCATAATGAACAGCAATGAGTGCTGATTCCCATATCATGCCACCTGAAAGCTCGCCGTCTGACATGAGGCAGAATACTTTTCCGTCTTCGCCTTTCATTTTCTTTGATAGAGCAAAACCAACGGCTGCGGGTAAGCCCATTTGCATCGACCCACCAGCAAATAGAACACCTGGAACGCCTGGCTCAGTTAGCCCTATGAGGTTACTGCCCTCCTGACAGTATGTATCGAGGTCAATGTCGTGGCCTTGTTTCTTGAGAAAGTAATAAAACGAAGCTGCTTTCCAACCTGCAGAAAGGATAACCTTGTCCTCCTTGTTCATTTTATCGAACAGAACTGTCATTATATCTATAACGCTGAAATTACTGCCTATATGGCTCGTTTGAGCATTATAGAGCATGTCTAGTACAGCTAGTCTAGCGTTTTTTGCTTTTTGTTTGTACATGAGGTTTTTGGTTTTTAGTTACCTGAATACTTTGTCCGATCGTGAGAGTGACATCGTATTTTATGAGAAGGGCTTTTAACTCTATGTTAAATTTCTCTAGTTCCTCTTTGGTTAAGTCCATAGTTTAATTATAAATCCTAATTGCTAATGTGTACAGTGGAAAACTAAAGTTTAGTTATTTTCTTAATACAGCCTGTCGGAATTAAAGTAACATTAGCGTATGGAAGCATATTTTCTGCCCTATTTATTGTCGAGCTAATGACATAATAATCATGAGAAGTCCCAATATAAAACCCTATTGTCTCTTGGTTATGGGCGCATTCTTTAGCTTTCTCTTCTATGGTTTCCCAATTACACCATTGTTCGATGGCAAGAGTGTCGTGCCATTTTATATGATATTTATTTCCTTTTTTTAGTTTCATACTACTCTTTAGTTAGGAGGGAGAGAATCGAGGAATCAAATAATGCTACTGAATCTCCATTAAAATCTTCCCTATCAATTCGTACATAAAGTTTCCCGTCAATTTCCTTAATACCTTGAATTAAAATACCTTTTGAGTTTATCTCTTTCCTCAATGCTTCATCTCTCTCAGCGATGACCTTATGGATAAAGGCTTTGTGTTCTTCATTTTCTTCGGCTGCTCCGCAATTACATTCACTACCTTGCGATTCATTACAACAGCCATCAGTAGATTTTGGGCAAGAATACCAGCAGTCTTCACAGGAATAGTGTTTAATCGGAAACTCTTTATCAAATTGTTCGTCTATCTCTTGTAGGGATTTGTTAGTCATGGGAAATAGGTACATTAGTTATTAATCTTCCGTGAGTAACAGTTCCGTCTGGTAATGTTTGAGAAACCACTTCACCCTTATTGATACATTTCTGACACCAATAGTCTTCGCTGTGGTCACAAACATTCTCGTCTTTCTTTTTATTATTTAGAAATTCCTTCAGTTGGTTCATGGTTGAGGGTGTCTAGGTTGGTAAACTTCTCATCAAAATGTTGCAATAACATTGCTTTTCGTAGATAGATATAGTCATTGTCCCAAGTACTGCTTTCTTCTAGGAATTTACGGATTTTCTGTTCTGTCTCTCTACGGACAGCGGAGCGTTCACGTAATATGAGATGTTTTACAGCAACTCCTCCGTCTTGCTTAAATCTGAGCATTCCATCATCGTCTCTGTACATTAAGTCTCTTTCTAAAATTGTTTCCCATTCCTCGTTATTGGTTGTGGTCATAAATAACTTTATATTTATATTCTCCGACATGTTCAACTGAAATAATACGGCCTGTTATTTCATTTAGATCTTTCTTTAATTCTTCATCATCTAGTGCAAATATCTCCTTAATTTCAATCATATACTTATCTCCTTAATAACTAGCTATTAAAAGTAAAATACACAGTGGCATGAACGCTAGGGCTATAAAGAATAATGCATTTGGTAAGTACTTCATATCTCCTTAATCTTAGCCTCGACATCTGATAAAGATTTCTCGTAACCAAATACAACATCATCATTCCTATAACTTTCGAGATCAGAAATAAGAC